TGACCTTGCTGGTGTACAACCAATGAATGGTCCTACTGGACTTATCTTTGCGATGAGAAGTCGCTTCGATAATCAGAACGGAACAGAAGCATTATTCAACGAACCAGATTCAGCATTCTCAGCACAGAACAATGCAGCATCTCTTACACAGGGTGACTACACTGGTGCTACAGATGGTGATTCTGACGTTGGTTTCGGTACAACTGCACAAGGCGGTTCAAACCCATCTATCTTAAATGGTGGTTCTGAAAACGCATATTCAGTTGGACAAGGTTTCAAGACACAAGATCTTGAAAAGTTAGGGGATAACACCACTAACAATGACTTTAGAGAGATGGCATTCTCAATCGAGAAGGTCAGTGTGACTGCGAAGTCAAGAGCTCTAAAGGCAGAGTACAGTCTAGAACTTGCTCAAGACTTGAAAGCAATTCACGGATTAGATGCTGAAGCTGAACTCGCAAATATCCTCTCAACAGAGATACTTGCAGAGATCAATAGAGAGATCATCCGTACAATCTACAAGTCTGCTGAAGCAGGTGCTCAAACAAACACAGCAACAGGCGGTGTGTTTGACTTAGACACTGACTCAAACGGAAGATGGATGGTTGAGAAGTTCAAAGGTATGATCTTCCAGCTAGAGAGAGATGCTAACGCCATCGCACAAAGAACTCGTCGAGGCAAGGGGAACATTATCCTATGTTCTGCAGACGTTGCCTCCGCACTAACAGCAGCAGGTCAATTAGACTACACACCTGCACTAAACAGCAACTTACAAGTTGATGACACAGGTAACACATTCGCTGGTACACTCAACGGACGTTACAGAGTATTCATCGACCCATTTGCTGCTAACTTAGACGCTAACCAGTACTACGTTATGGGTTATAAGGGTACTTCTCCTTATGATGCAGGTCTATTCTACTGTCCATATGTACCTCTACAGATGGTAAGAGCAGTGGGACAAGACACCTTCCAGCCAAAGATTGGTTTCAAAACCAGATACGGTATGGTTGCTAACCCATTCGCTGAAGGTACTACACAAGGTCTTGGTAGAATTACTGGTAACAGTAACAGATACTACAGACGTGTAAAAGTTACAAACCTAATGTAATTCAGATACACATTACAAAGACCCCTTGCAAGGGGTCTTTTTTTATGCTAAATTGTAAACATGAAAGATCAAAACGCTATCTCAGATCAGGAAACTGAAACACAAAAATTCAATCGTGCACTGGATTTATACATAGAAAGTGTACACAAACCAGACCATGCCTTGAGAAGTTGTGCACATAATCAAAAATGTTTCAACGAGCTTATGCATGTTAGACAACAGGTCTTGGACTACGTTCAAACGCTAAGAAGATGAATGGCAGACTTTCAAAAGTTGACATGACAAATAAATTATTTCAATTGAAAAGAGAATTAGATTACAAATGTGAGATAGGTGAAATGGGAGAATGGGAATGCGTGGGTGCTAAAAAATATTTGAACAAAGCATTCGACACTCTCGACGAATTTTGGGCATAAATATATGAAAGTAATTACATAATGCCAACAAGAAAATCGGTTCACCCAATGCATTTTCAGGAGGTTTCAAATAGAAACTTTCTGTCTGTTGTTGGTTTTAAGTTTTTACTCAACAGATGCCCTAAGGTAGATTTTTACTGTAACACAGCAAATATACCTGAGGTCACATTAGGCACAGTCATACAAAAATCTTATCTCAAGGATATACCAGTGCCAGGTGATCAAATGACCTATGGTGATCTTAATATATCTTTCATGGTGGATGAAGATATGGAAAATTATCTTCAATTATATCAATGGATTACCTCACTTGGTTTTCCTGAGTCTTTGTCTCAGTTCAGTGAACTAAAAGAAACTGATAGATTATTACCAGAGGAACCTGTTGTGGGTGATTTTTTCAACGAGAGGTCTGACGCTACTCTTATGATACTCAACAGTGATTATAATCCTAGTGTTAAGATAAAATTCAAGGATGTTTTTCCAGTATCCTTGAGTGCAGTTCCTTTTGATGCAACATCGGAACAGCAACAATATTACACTGCTAACGCAGTTTTCCGCTATACTATTTTTGATGTGATTGACGTAAATGGAAAGAAAGTCTAGTACCCTCTCTCTCGACTCTATACAGGAGATGTGGGAAAAAGACTCAAAGATGAATCAAGATGAATTGGACACTGAGAGTCTGAAGATACCACAATTACACGCCAAGTATTACAACCTATATAATACGATACTGCTGATGCGGAAACGTGATGAAGCAGTATATTCCAGTAGTCTATTAGACAGACGTAAGTATTACACAGGGAAAGCAACAGCAGACATATATGCTCAAGAACCCTTTCCCTACAAGGTCAGAGATAAAGATGACCTCAAGTTATATCTTGATTCAGATGAAAAACTGAGCAAGACAAAACTGAAGATAGAATACTACGACACCATGCTCAAGTATCTTGAAGAGATACTCAGACAAGTCTCTAATAGAACCTACCAAATAAAGAATGCTATTGAGTGGCGAAGGTTCTCTTCAGGTTATGGTTAATCTTGTTATAAAAAAGAAGAATGAAGTATATTTACAGATAGATTGTGATCCACATATAAAACACGAGTTACAAGATGAATTTACATTTGATGTGCCAGGTGCTAAATTCATGCCTCAATACAGATCAAAGTATTGGGATGGTAAGATAAGACTATTCAATCTACAGAAGTCTCAAATCTACGTAGGTCTTCTAGATAAGATTGTTCAATTTTGTCGCAGATACGATTACGATTACGAATTTGAGAACTCCAAGTATTACGGCCTCCCGTACCAAGAGACGGAATCAGTCTCTCATGAGGGAGTAAAGGACTACCTAACGGGAATCTCGAAATACAAACCTCGTGATTATCAGATTGAGGGTGTGTTTGATGCATTGCAGAAGAATAGAAGATTGTTGATATCACCTACAGGGTCAGGTAAGTCCCTCATGATATATGCTATTACAAGATACCACACAGAAAATAAAAGGTCAACACTAATTATAGTACCAACCACTTCACTGGTGGAACAGATGTATAAGATTTTATAGATTACAGTTGGGATGCGGAAACATATTGTCACAAAATCTATGCAGGTAAAGATCTACTCAGTAAAAAACAAGTTATAATCTCAACTTGGCAATCAATATACAAACTACCTAAGGCATGGTTTAATAGATTCAACGTGGTTATAGGTGACGAGGCACATCAGTTCAAGTCTAAATCATTAGTAAGTATCATGACTAAACTCTATGACACAAAGTACAGGTATGGTTTCACAGGTACGCTTGATGGTACACAAACTCATAAGTGGGTACTTGAAGGTTTGTTCGGACCCTCTTATAAAATCGTCAATACTAAAGAGTTACAGGAGAAAGGTTATCTAGCAGAACTAAACATCAGAGTTCTTTTACTCAAGCATGATCCGATAAAATTTGACACTTATGAAGATGAGGTACAGTATCTCATCACTCATGAAAAAAGAAATAAGTTCATAAGAAACCTAGTCTGGGACTTGAAAGGTAACACTTTGATTCTCTACAGTAGGGTTGCTACCCATGGAGAGGTGTTGTACGATATAATAAATAAAGTTGAACGAAAGATATTTTTTGTTCACGGTGGAGTAGACGTTGAAGAGAGAGAATCAGTAAGAAGAATTACTGAAGAAGAAGACAACGCAATTATCATTGCATCCTTCGGCACATTCTCTACAGGTATCAACATCAAAAATCTACACAACGTTATCTTTGCATCACCTAGCAAATCTAGAATCAGAACCCTACAATCAATCGGTAGAGTTTTGAGAAAAAGTAAAGATAAACTCAATGCTACCCTGTACGACATAGCAGATGATTGTAAGAAGGGATCAAAGCAAAACTATACTTTGAATCACCTGATTGAACGAATCAAATACTACAACGAGGAGAAGTTTAGTTATGAAATTATTCAGATCAAAATCTGAGAACAAAAAGGATCCTTATGAGGAATTTGTTGCCACGGTAAAACTTGTTAGTGGGGAAGAAATTCTAACTAAAGTTATCATAGATTATTCATCTAAAGAAGAACAAATAATAATTGATAATCCTGTGATATGTCAAGAGGTTCGCTCCCATGGAGCGAATATCCCTATGGGATATAAATTTGAACCTTGGATAAAAATGACAGAAGAAGATGTCTTTATATTGAATCTTGATAAAGTAATAACAATGTCTGAAATAAAAGATGATTTAGTTATCAAAACTTACAATACTATTATTGATGGTGGATTCAAACGTCAACATCCCGACCTTGATAAGCAAATGGGATATGTAAACAGCGTA